GGGCATTTTGCCCTCTCCATCTACCTGTAAGGAGCATGTAATGGCTAAAGTTCGACCTTATCTCGGCGTGTTTGAGAATATGGAATTCCCAGAATATAAATTTACTGAATATCCGAAAGTTGTCGGGTATAAAGATGAGAAAAAGCAGGTCCCAATTGTTGTGGGAGATGCGAAGGAAGAAGTGGAATACATCACCAAAGGTGAGCCCGGGGCTTTCAAAACCCGTGAAGACGAATTGCAGGCTGAACTTGACAGAAAAGCTGTAGAGCTAGAACTGGCAAAAACTCAGCTTGCCGAATTAAAAGCGCAGAAGGAACTTGCTGAAACTGCAAAGCCTAAACCTTCATCAAATAATTCTGCGCCTTCCAAACCTGCCCTTAACGTCAAGGACATCTAAATGACCACCGCGCTCGACATCATCACGCTTGCTTACAAAGACGCTGGTGTGTTGGGCGTTGGTCAGACGCTTCTTGCTGAAGACGTAAACGACGCGCTTACGCGGCTCAACATGATGATCGCCCAGTGGCAAGTAAAACGCTGGATGATCTGGCATCTTGTAGATAAAAGCGTGGTAAGCACTGGCGCGCAATCTTACACCGTCGGTCCGGGCGGAGATATTGACGTTGCTACCCGTCCAGATAAACTTGAAAGTGCTTATTTTAGAATGCTGGCAGGTGGAAGTGGAACGCAGGCGGTAGATTATCCGCTTCAGCTTTTGTTCTCGATGGAAGATTATGCGAGGATCACGTTAAAACAACTTGTATCTTTCTCGCAGTGTATCTTTTACGACTCCGCATGGCCTTTAGGCAGCATTTATCCTTGGCCTATTCCACAAGCCAGTCTTTATGAAGTCCACATTTTGCTCAAAGATGTGCTGACACAATTCCCAAATTTAACATCAACTTTCAATTTCCCTCCCGAATACCTCGCGGCGCTGCATTATAATCTTGTGGTTCGCACACGCGCTGCTTACAGGCTTCCGCCAGATCCAACGTATGATGGATTAGCGAAAGACGCGATGGAGACGGTGCGCTCCGCGAATACACAAATACCTTCCCTTGTGATGCCGGATAATCTGGTCCGTCCGAGTGTCTATAATATCTACAGCGACCAAACGAGGTAAATGATATGACTATTCCTTCACGTTTTGGCTCCGGTTATCGTCTTCACGACGGTAATGCTATGGACACCGTTGCAGCTACTCCGCAATGGCAGCAAAGTCCTGCAATCACCGCAGTTGCTGGCGCACTTTCGTCATCAACTCCTGTGCTTACAAATGGCATCAATGTTGTCTCCACGACCCCTTCAACGGGTGGCGTGACGCTTCCTGCTGGTATCTTGGGTGCTGTTATTCATGTCAGAAATTCTGGTTCAAATTCTCTTACAGTTTTTGCACAAGGTTCTGACACCATCGACGGCACGGCTGGTTTAACAGGTGTGACGCTTGCAGCTGGTAAATCCGCGCTCTTCTTCGGTTACGCTACGACCGGTAAAGGCGTGGATAGCTGGACACAGTTCCCATCAGCATAAGGGACATAAGCGTTGCCTCAGATCCAACTTGTTCAAGGTGCTTATGAAGCGAGGAGCGTGATCGCAAACGCTCAACGCTGCATAAACTTATACCCAGAACAAAATACCAAGGATGCAGAGGTTCCTTACACCCATTACTGCACTCCGGGGCTGACGTTCTTGGCGCAAGGAAATGTTGCGGAAGTTCGTCAGCTCTACACTGCATCAAACGGGCTGCTTTTTGCGGTAATCGGCAGCACTGTTTATTACGTTCCAGATAACTTTGTTTTACAAGCGTTAGGCACAATCACATCACAGTCTGGTCTTGTGTCCATGTATGATAATAAGTTCACGCTTATTATTTTAGACGGATCACAACAAGGCTGGAGTGTTGATTTATCCTCTTTAGCTTTTGACGTTTTTAATCCGTCTGGGTTTTTAGGTGGAAATCAAATCAGATACATCGACACGTTTTTAGTGTCATCCACTCTTAACGCGAATATGCAAGCGAGTGACTCCGGCACAACCACTTACAATTCAAGCCCTGCGTCTATCGCTACGATTGCTGGCGATGCAGATCGCTTACAAATCATCGATGTTGTGCATAAAGAAATCTGGGCATTTGGAAATCGAACGACAGAAGTTTGGACAGATGTCGGCGCTACGCCTTTTCCATTTCAAAGTATTCCGGGCGTGTTTTTGCAGCATGGAATTGCGGCGTTAAGATCGCTGGCGAAATGGGGCTTGAATATCTTTTTCCTGTCCCAAGACAACAACGGTCAAGCCTTGATTATGCAAGGCACGGCGTATAAGGCAGATATTGTTTCCACCCCTGCGATTTCAGATGCTATTGGAAAATACACGACGATTTCAGATGCGATAGGTTTTTGTTATCAACAAGGCTCGCATATTTTTTACATGCTGAGTTTTCCAACAGCGAATGCGACTTGGTGTTATGATCTTTCCACCCAACTCTGGCATGAACGTGGGTATTTAGATCAAAATGGTGTTTTAGGTCGCCATCGAGCAAATTGTGTTGCACAAGCCTACAACAAAACAATTGTTGGAGATTGGCAAAACGGAATGCTTTATCAATTCGATCTAAATAATTACACAGATAACGGGGACGCGATTTTAAGACTTCGCTCCTTTCCGCATCTTGTGAATGACGGAGATCGTGTAAGTTACACGAATTTTATGGCTGACATTGAGGTCGGCACGGAAATCGATCCAAGTATTGATCCGCAAATTACTCTCCGCTGGAGCAATGATCGTGGAGTTAGTTACGGAAATGGATTACAGCAATCGCTTGGGTTAAGTGGTCAATATCGAACTGTGCCGTCTTGGAGTAGATTAGGTTTTGCTCGTGACCGCGTGTTTGAACTTTCATGGACCGCTGCATGTGCCGCTGCTTTGAACGGCGCGTGGATACAAGTCGAAAAGATGGAGACGTGATATGACGATTTCAAAAATCGTCCCGAACTCCACAACACCGATGGTGGATGAGAATGGTTTGCCGACAAGGCAGACCCAATTATTGCTGACCGCTTTAACTCAACCCGGAAACATCGGCCCCGGCGATCTTGCTCCAAACTCTGTGAACAGTATTAATCTTGTCGGCGGGTCGGTTATTACTGAAAAGTTGGCAGATGGTGCGGTTATCACGACTAAAATTCCGACAAATACCATCACAACATCACAGATTTTAGATCAAGCGATTATAACTGTTAAGTTGGCAGATGGGGCTGTCACGGCTCCAAAGATGCCAGATCAAGTTATTACAACGGCAAAAATTGCACCGCTTGCAATCACGACCCCTTTACTTGATATTCAAGCTGTTACAACACAAAATATCGCTCCGAATGCTGTTGCAACTTCAAACATCGCGCCTCTTGCAATCACCACTCCTTTAATCGCCCTTCAAGCAGTTACAGGAGATAACATTCAAGCCAACACTATCACCGCAAATAATATTGCGGCTAATACAATTACTGCAAATCAAATCGCAGCGAATACCATTACCGCTGGGCAAATTGCCGCCAATACTATAACTGCTAATCAAATTGCAGCGAACACTATTACAGCGGGACAAATCGCGGCTAACACCATCACCGCTGGCCAGATTGCAGCAAACACAATCACCGCTAATCAAATTCAAGCCTACACAATTACCGCATCTCAAATTGCCGCCAATACAATTACGGCAGGCCAGATTGCAGCAAACACCATTACTTCGGGGCAAATTCAAGCAAACACAATTACTGCAGGTCAAATCGCTACCGGCACAATAACTGCGACACAAATTGCGACAAACACAATTACTGCAAATCAGATTGCTGCAAGCACGATAACTGGTGATAGAATTGCATCAAATACCATCACCACAAGTTTGATCCAAGCTAACGCGATCACAACAAATCTTCTCGCAGCTCAATGTGTGACTTCAGATATTGTTGCAGCTGGAGCAATCATAGGCTCGAAATTAGCAGTTGACTCAATTACTGCAACCAACATTGTTGCGGGAAATATTACAACTGCAAAGTTAGCAGTTGGTGCGGTTACTACTACAACGATTGCAAGTCAGGCTGTATCTAATAATGGCTATGCGTCTGGAACTACTTCGCAAACTGTAACTGTAACTGTAAGAACGGGATCAAGAATACAAGTAACTGCAAATTATGCAGGAGGGGAATATATAAATGCTGGTTACAATGGTGGGCCCGGATCACTTATTTATGGAAATTTCAATATTACTTCGTCATATTCTGGAACAATGAATTCTTCTCCTATAAATGGCGCTCTTGCAGGATCTGCTTATAATCCTCTATATGGTTATTATTATTTTTACTATTTATTTGGAACAGGCAGTATAGCTTTTTATCAAAATACAACCGGAGCCGATCAAAGCATTACATTTACTGCAAGCACAAGTGCTTCAACCGCTGCTGTAAAATCAATAAGTGTAGTGGAGCTGGCACGATGAATTTTATTCGGTATGATGTTAAAACCGGAAGAATAGTTAGCACAGGTTTTATGGACGATGTTCATGTTCAAGCAGAAATTGATGCGGGTTTACCGACATTGTTTGCTGCAAATATTTATGATCTTGAAGCGTGGTCTGTAAACCTTGAAACGAAGCAAATACAAAATGTTCCACCACCACCAATACCAGTTCCAACTCCAGATCCACCACCACCACCTTCACAACAACCTTCGCCTGTAGTAACACAGGCTCCATAAACTTTTGTCTTTAGGAGAGTAAAATGGACCCCCTAACTTTAGGATTGATGGGCGGTGGCCTACTGGCGGGCAATCTCCTTAAAGGATTTGGCGGTCAGCAAGCATCCGGCATTCAATCCGGCGCGGCGCAAACTGCGGCACTTTGGCAGGCACTTTCGGCGGGACAGGCGCAACAAAATTACGCGCAGTATTTCGGCCAAGCAAAAGACGCCTTGAACCCTTACGTTCAAGCTGGCCAAACCTCTATGAACACCCTGCAGAATTATCTGACAGGGAATAACGCGAAAGCTGCAGGTATTGGCGGCGGCGGGGCGAATTTATTATCAACCTTCCAGCCGACAATGGATCAACTTGCCCAAACTCCAGGTTATCAATTCACCCTTCAACAAGGTCAACAAGCTGCGCAAAACTCTGCCGCCGCACAAGGCCTTGGGTATTCTGGAAACGCGATCAAATCCGGCGTGAACTACGCTTCGGGTTTAGCCAGCACGACTTTCCAGCAACAACTTCAAAATTACATGAACCAAAATCTACAGGCCTATAACATGCTCATGGGCCCGACGCAGATCGGCGCAACTGCCGCAGGTCAACTCGGAAATGCCGCAATTCAAACAGGTCAGCTGACCGGAAATGCGATGATGGGCGCAGGCACGGCTCTTGGACAAGGCGTGATGGGTTCAGCAAATGCGCAAGCACAAGGAACAAATGCCCTTTACGGCGGGATTGCCTCTGGCCTTCAAAATGCAGCGTCCATTCCATTTATGGCACAGATGTATGGCCAAAATACCGGGACAGGTGCTGGCGCGAATAATTATAGTAGTGCAGCATTTGGCTTACCTGCTGCAATTTTCGGGGCAGCTGGTTACAAAGGGCCGTTTGAGTTTGGAAATGCACTTTCTGGTAGCAGCGGAATGGGTTATGGGCCTCAGATGACCGCAAGCGGCTCTGTTTACTAAAGGAACTTAAAGATGGCTGAGATCCCATATCCACAGGCTCCAGAAGGCCCACGGTTTACTGAGAGCAATCCTTTAGAAATGATGTCGCAGGTGCAAGGGATAGCCTTGCGGAATGCAGAAACTCGCCGTGCGGAACAAGCTGCGGCCATCCAACAACAGCAATTTGTTGCCAAGCAGGCCCTTGGGCAGCTTATGCAGCAACACATAAATCCAGAAACTGGTGATGTTAATAACGAAGATTTTCTAATTCACGCATCGACTGTTCCAGAAATCCGCCCGATCATGGGCGAGGTTATGACTCTCATGCTCAACAACAAGCATGTAGAAGAACAAATTCTTGGACAGCAGTTAGCAAATGCTGAGAAAAAGTTAGATACAAATGCTGGGATTTTTTCAGCCGTTTATGCTGAAAAAATGAGAAAAGGATTAAAGGGCCCGGAAGCTGATAAACAAGCGGCTGCCGATGTTGTGTCACAACAAGTTGCGGCTGGCACGGTGAGTCGAGGGGCTGAAGCCTCAAAGGCTCTCTTGCATTACACTCAAGCGATTAATGGCGGGCAAAAGTTTGATGACATGGCTCGCACTTATGCGCTTTCAGCGCCAAAAGGAATTGAAGGGATCAGGGCAACTGGAACTACACTAGCCCAGCTTACCGCTCCAGTTGAAACCTTCGACGACAACCCTGACTCCCCAACATACGGACAGAAAATAAAGGTTCCTGCCTATAAGGTTCAAGGTGCGCTGCCGGAAGGCGCTGCCGGTCTTATGGGAGAACCGATGAATGCTGCACAGGGCGGGTCGGCTCCTCCCGCTGCTGATGTGGCTAGGCGGGAGCCTCAACCCTCTGGGGCTCCCGCTACCCAATACAAATATCTTCAAGAAGCGCCTATTGCTGCGCAGCGTGAAGCTGCCTTCCAAAAGGGTGAAGGGGATTATGCAAAACTTGGACAGGAGATTGGTGAGGCTGCACAAAGTGCAACTGGAAGTCAGCAAGCCATCTCAGAAACAAGAAGTTTGTTGAAAGACATTGAAGCTCTTGGGAAGTCAGGAACAGGACCAACTGCTCCAATGCGAAAGTCGGCAACTAAACTATTGATAGATGCTCAAAATGCTATCGGAGGAGAGGCTGAAGACTCTCCTATGCGGAAATATGCAAGTAAGTTGCTAGAAA